CTTCGTCCTCTCGCCTTCGATGAGCGTCTTCGCGACACTATCGATGACGATAAGTCCGCTGGTGCTCCAACCTTTCGTCCAAAGGGTGAAGCATTTGACTCGGATTTGATCCGTAGCCAGAAGACAGCTAACGATATGAGGGCGCCGGACCCGTGTGTTGCATTTCACCGTGTTCAACATGGTGAGTCTGGTCCCAAGACTCGTCTTGTTTGGGGTTATCCTCAATCTATGACTTTGCTTGAGGCTAGGTTTGCACGTCCGTTGATTGATCACTTCTTGCGTAGTGAAACTTCAATGGCATTTGGTCTTACCAAGCACGCGTTGTATGGTCGTATGTCATCCGTTGTGAATTCTCCTTTTAGGTACGAATTCGATTTCAGCGGCTTTGACGCTTCCATTTCTGGTCAGTTGATCGATATGGCGTTCAAGATTCTGAAGACGCATTTCGTCCTCACGGAAGAGGAGGAACGCCACTGGAATAAGGTTGTGTGGTATTTCATTCACACTCCTATCGTCATGCCTGACTCCACTTTGTGGAAGAAGAATCATGGCGTCCCTAGTGGTAGTTACTTCACGCAGATGATTGATAGTATTGTTAATTATCTGTCGATGCAGTATGCGTTTCTTCGGGTATTCGATCGACCGATTAGTGATGGTCACATTCTCATCCTCGGGGATGACGTGATTGTCGGCTTTGACATGGCCCAGCCATTTGATAGGTTTGTTCCCGTACTAAAGGAACTGGCTCTTGACTTGAATGTTGAGAAGTCGAAGACGTCACGTCGCGGAGATCCCGTCCACTTCCTTGGACATGAGTGGGATAAGGGGATGGTTCACCGAGACGCCAGAGATATTGCTATGCGAATCTGTTTTCCGGAGAAGCCTAGCTCTATCACGGATGGTCGCCTTAGGCAAGCTCTGAGGCCACTTTCCTTTGCTGGTGATTCACGCGATTCCGATGCTGTTTTGTCGGACATTTCTCATTATCGCGGACAGTATAAGATGGGCACTTATTACCGTCGTCGCATCGTTATGACAGACTGGGTTTTGTCAGAACGGGATCTACCAGGGTTCCTGTCTTGGCAGGTTCAGCAGGGAAGTTCTTCTCTCCGTGAGTTGAACGTCGATATTACAAACACATGGGTGTATAAGAG